AATGTGGAACGGTCAGATCGTTGAAGCCAAGCATACCAATTCATTCTTCAACATGGATAAGATGCTTGAGATATACATGCCGCAGCTACAGTTTTACATGTATCTATCCGATGCAGATGCAGCGCATCTGTCTGTGATCTTTGGCAACAGCAAGTATGAATACTGCAAAGTAAACAGAGATCCATCTTACATCGCAGCCATGATGGATATGGTTAATGAGTTTTGTAAGTATGTCATTGATGACATTGAGCCTGTTGGTATTGATGTGCCTGATGCACCATCGATTAATAGGATTCCTGTCGATGACATGGTGAAACGTGACGGATCTACTGACAATATGTTTATGGATCGTGTGGTTACATACATCAATGGTCACGAACACAATCGTATGTTTGAGAACGCCAAGAAAGATCTCAAAGATATGATGGCTGACAATGAGCGAGAAATATTTTGCGATCAGCTATCAGTCAGACGTGACAAGCGTGGATCTGTACGGATCTACATTCGCAATCAGAAGGAGGCAAAGTAATGTCAAACATGAAGGTATGGGACAGCGTATCCAAGTCGGACGCTAAGTTCCTAAAGAAAGTAAACGTAGGCCGTGGGTTTACAGCAATCGATGCTCACTCTCAGATAATGAAAGCAACCGAAGTATTCGGGCCTGTGGGTGAGGGTTGGGGTTATCATGTATCTCACAGCGTTGAAGTGCTTACACCTAACGACAGCGTGATTATAGCGAGTGTCAGCGTATGGCATAGAGAACCATCTAATGTGTTTGGGCCGGTGCTTGGTTGTAAGACGTTAATGCGCAACGGAAAGACAGATGAAGATGCACCCAAGAAAGCAATGACAGATGGTCTAACCAAAGCGCTGTCACATCTTGGTTTTAATGCAGATGTATTCCTCGGTGAATTTGACGGTAACAAATACACTGATGATACACCAAAGCCTAAAGGCGATTGGTAACTCTTAAAGAAATAGAAGCCGCCAAGACCAGCAACGGCGGCTGGACTAGGGAACAGCTCAAGCAATGGGGTGTTCCTTGGCCTCCACCTAAAGGCTGGAAAAAACAACTTACAAAAGGAGCCAGAAGCATGGCAGATTATGACAACACAAACTCAGGCGCAGCTTTCAAGCCATTTGATAGTCAACGCATGATCCTTCAAGGCAAAGTAAATCTTGAAGGCAATGAGCGCAAAGTCGTACTCGTTGCAGATCAAACGCGCGGCGGTGACAAGATCATCGAAGTCTATCAGAAAGTTGGTGTGTTGTTTGACAACGATAAGAAGGGCAATGAGTCAGCACCAGATTACTCAGGCCCAATCGAAGACTACGCAACCAACAAAGACATGCGGATTGCAGCTTGGAAGCGTCAGAAAGATGGCGGCAACTACATGAGTATGCAGATTACAGAGAAACAACAGGGAGGATCTAACAATAAATTGGATGATAAGATCCCGTTCTAATGGAAACATGGTATGAAATGAAAGCGCGTCATATGCGCGAACGTGTTGAGCTAGTGGAGTCATTGGCTCAATCACGTTACACACAGACACAGGCATCAAAAATTCTCGGCATGAAATTAAGTGCACTTAATAATTTTATTAGGCGCAATGAGGTTTACTGGCCTGTTATTGAGCAGGGAAAAAAGAGTGACAAAGAACCAAAGGTTGCAGTATCTTAAACGAATTGTTCGGTTGTGTGCTGCGCACAAAGCAAATCCAAACCAAACAAAAAATGAAGTTGATGAAATACGAGCGCTTGCTCAACACATCATCGATGCAGAAGAAAAAAATATAGAGATAGAGGGAACGCCAGTATGAGCATAGCTACAGCATGGCTTGAATTAGCCGCCCAAGAACGTGCTAGGCATAATAAAACATGGGGTCGAATCCCCGAAAAAAGAAAAGATGAAAAATATATTCCAAAGAAAAGAAAAGGTACTCGAGATCCTAAGAGACTAGAACTAATTCGGGAGATGATTCGAGAAGGCTTTCGCATAGTAGACATAGCTCAAGAATTGGGAGTCAGTGAATCAAGTATTAGATACTGGCGTAAGCATTATAATCTAACATGATTCGTGTGGGCAGTGCTATGTGAATGGTCGGGATATAGCTGCTGGCTTGGACGCCACTGCCCACTGCGACAATCTATCAAAACAAGAGGCAAAGACAATGGCAACTTATTACATCTTTAGTATTGTTTACATGCTAAATGGCTATGAAATGACTAGCCATATTTTAACTAACAGTGCAGAAAAATGTTACCAGTTAGTTCGGGCAGCCGAAGAAATATCCAACGTGCTACCCGCTGATCTTTACTGTACTGACACTGGTAGAATCTCAGCGTCAATACGTCCTAAACTTAGACCATCAACTCAAAGTGAGGCGCATCAATAAACGGACGGCGACCTTGGGATCTGCGTGTATCAATGTAATCATTCATAGCAGATTCCATGTCACCTTCCCATTGCGCAATGTTTGGCACAGTCCAAGCTGCACCCCAACGAATAGGAACATCAACCGCACGTGCTGCCTCTGCCATTGCATCAGCAATCTCGTCATATAGATTTAGTTCCCAACGCCCACCATCTACATACGCCATAAGATCTACAGCAATACCATCCAAGTGCTTTGACTTCATGGTTTGACTTGCGCCCTTGGCTACCAATGCGCGTTGTTCTTCAATGGTGCGAAGCCCACAGATCACAGAAAAATCTTGCTTGCTAACGCCAATAGCATACTTGACGACAGCAACCATGCGCTCATCAACACCTTCTAGTTTTGACAGGCTGCGTTTGCCTAGTTTGTAACTCATTTCTTTAACCCTCTCATAGTGCGGATCCCAAATGATGCAGCTATGGAAGCATACATTCCCCATTGAACCCACATTGGTGTTGTCTCCAAATTAGCAAACCCTTGCGCCATTGTCTCTTGCATAGAAGGAATGAAGTTGGCGCACAGAATCAAAACGAAAACTATTGTCCACAGCTCGTCTTTCCAACTGTCTTTACTAGCCTCGATTGCGGCTTGTTCCCAATCCATTTCGCCAGTGGCTTGCTTTAGTTTGATCTCTGCGTTTGCTTTTTGAATGGCTGTCTTGCCATCAATATATGATGTAGCAAGGCCACCAATTGCTGATACTATCTGTCCAATCATGCGCCACGATCCGTCTTAGCTTCTTTGTTCATCCAAATTCCAAAGCAACCTGTCAATGCGCCCATGCAAACTGAAACCAAACCAGCCTGTCCATTCGTAGGATCAGGCAATGACATGTACCAGTGTACGCTTTGGTAAGTTAAAATAGTAACCACTAGCATCATCAGCCGTGGGAATACTTTGTATTCATCAATCACTGTTGCTGGCATAATGTTCTGCAATCCTTTTGTTTGAAGTTATTATAACCACTTTTCCAGATTTGTCATACACTGTGTACTTTACCACCTCTCAAGGTAGACCCCTAAATAATAGATGCACAGAGCCACAACTATCACAGCCATGGCAATCCCCGCGAATGTAGCTATCGCTTCCATACGCTCCTCTCTGGCCTTCTCAGCTGCCTTCTTAGCTGCTTGCCTCTGCTTACGAGCTTCAGCTTGCCATTGCTGCCAACGATCCCATGTGCCGGGGGGCGCATATAAACGACAGTAGGATTCTAATTCTTGCCGCTTCTGTCTTAAATTTTCTAAGTGTTGAAATTCTTCCCAATCACCTTCAGAACCACCAGTGATTGCAGTAAGTGGACTGTTCTTCTTACGTTGAACAGCCTCTTTTACATCTTCTTCCGCTGAAAGAAACTTACCGACCGCGCCGATAAGCCCCGCAGTTTCTTTGCCATTACTAAGAGCCTGACGGATAACCGAATAAGCGGCATTCGCAGCCATGATGCTCTCAAGTATAGCCATGTAATCATCCAGACAGGCTCAGTCTTAGCAGCATAATAATAATAGCTGCCGATGAGCCTATCATAATAGCCTCTAGTCTTTTCACACGATTAAACAGATCCTTAAACTGAATATCCATTTCAGTTTTCATAGCAACTATCTGTTTTTCTATAGTGTCAATGCGCTCATGCGCGGATGCAACAGTACGTTTGTCCATCTTCTTCCTCTTACGGTGCTACAGGCCAATCATCATCGGCAATGTTAGGCCATGATGCCAAGTCTGACATATCACGAAGCTCTTGGCGATAGGTTGCCCATGCTGTCTTGTCCTCATTTGTCAGTGGGCTGTCATTCATTTGCGTCCAATCGCTGTCAGCCAATAGCTTGTCGCGAACCCTGCGCTGAGACACGGCTTCTTCTTCATCTAGCTTTTGTTGATAAGCCGCTTCTTTTTCTGCCTTTGTGCTATCATCATCGTCTGCAAACATATCTTGAGCGATATATTTTTCCACCCAATTACCATTCGCATCTTGCTCAACACCGTCACGAACAGAGTTTTGATACGCTGTTATCGTTGCTGGGGGTGACTTCAATACAGGGTCTAAATCAAGTGCGTCTAACGTTGCGGCTTTCCATACGCGCGGCAAGGACATGTTGGGAAAGTCAGATCGCCATTCGCCTTGGCTCTTAACTTCGCCTGTTGTTCTGTTTCTATATTCGCCCATCAGATTGATCCTTTCCTATGGGGTTGATTTATTAAGCGGCAATCGCCCAATATAAATAAGTAGCGCCACTGTCATTAAGAGAAACAACTCCCTTTACTGCACTAAATCCAGCAGAATAAGGGTCTACTAAATCAAAGTTGCTACTGTTGCTGTTTCCGTTAAGTTGAAAATATAACTCGTTTCCTGAAACAATTCCTCTAGTGCTATCAAAAGTAAACCAGTTACCACTATTATCAATTCGCTTAATCATTAACCAATCAACGCCATTGCTGAACCCAAGATCAATGTCTTGATTGGTTGCCCCGTTCCCAGTGTATGTCCCTATTTTCTGAAATTCATTTGAGGCAAACATATAAGCTACAAAGTCACCGTTGACTCTATTTGTATAATCTTCTGTCCCAACCCTAAAACTCGTTGCAGTAGGAACAGTGCTGTCCCAATAGTTTGCTCCAGTTCTGTAGCCATCATTGCTACCCTGTATCATATATTGACTTCCTGTGAGGCCAGTAGACCAAACAGCAAATTGACCACTTTCATCTCTTGCTTTTACGAATAATAATTCTGGGGCAACACCTAGCGAATGCTCAATATCTTGCGCTGTTCCAGTTGCTTGATAATCAACCATATCAAAAAAGCCCCTAGCCCTTTTGAAAGCAGCCATACGCTTTGAAGTCGATGCACTATTAACATCCCCAACACCATTTTGATAATCCCATTGTCTATTTTCAATGCCTGAATCTTGCTGTTGAAATAAACCAGTGCTTAAAGAAAAATCACAACCGTTTGTTGACCTGTCTCCAAAGCGATAGTTTACGGTATTACTATCCCGCTGCACATAAAAATCCACAGGAAACCCTGTAACATAGCAAGGTGTTGTAGATGTTCTTGTAATCATAGAAAAAACATCACCAACATTTTCAGGTTCTTCATGCAGTGTTTTTCTAATTGCAACGTAAATATACTTAGAACCAGACGGGTAGTTCACATTACTTTGGGTGCTATTTAATCTAAATCCATCTGTTCTGTGCAAACCAAGTAAAGGCCCAGTTCCACGAGCCAAATCATTTGTATTAACTTCAAAATATTCAGAATCTTCCGCAGATGAACCAATGCGGTTTGCAGTTCCCCTTTGAGTGTCAAATAACCACCAATCCGCCGCCGCATTATCAGCTTTTTTAATTAACAACCATTGAGGTTCAAATCCAACATTAATATCAAAATCACCAGATGATCCATTGCCAGTATAAGTGCCACATTTCACAACATCGTGATCACCGTCTGGGCCGAAAATTCCTGTGCCATCATTATGCGCCCATAGATAAGCAATGTAAGTCCCGCCCGATGCATTTACATTACTGTCACTGCCTACAGTAAATTGTGTTGTTGTAGGTGCGGTATTATTAAATCTAGTTGATGATGTTGCCTCAATGTTTGATGACGTAATTGCCAGATACTTTGTTGCGCCCAATGATCTATGGTAACAAGTTCCCTCGCTATTTGCACCAATGCGCTTAATAAACATAAAGCCAACTTCATCATTTAAGCTGTGGGAAATGTTTTGAGTTGAGCCTGTTCCTGTATATTGAACCACATCAAAAAACTTTTCGTGCTGCCGAAATGAATAGCAAGCAAAGCTGTCATTATTCCCATTTATGTCAGAGTTAGCGTCTATTTCTATTCCATTGGTTTCAAATGAATTAAAATAACCGTTTAGTGGATTAGAGTTCGCAATACTATTTGTGTAAACTGCTACAGTTCCGCTACCAACGCCTCTTATTGTATCAACAAGAAAATGATTCCCAGATGTGTTTCTTTGCTTTATCCAAACTAGACCCTCGTTTTCAACAAAGTCTATTCCTGTGTCAATTACTCGATTATAAGTCTGATTCCCTTCATACAAAGTTATAGAGAATACATCTTCAAAATTTACAATTTCACCACCACCAGAACCCGCAGCCGCTTGGATAAGTTTTTTAGTATTAGCCATTATTTACCCCAATGCTTGACCAGCCGTGAACCCATACCATGTTGTGCCGCCATCATGCGTGATAAACACAAAGTAATCTACCGCAGATGCAGTAGCTGTTAAGGTTGGCGCAGTTGCGCTAGGCCAATCAACCGCTGCAGGCCATGCTACTGTATAACCGCTTGCAGATGCATCTTGAACGAGCTTCAGTGTAAAGCTAGATACCCTTCCAGAAGCCGCTGGGTTACTAAATGTAAACGTGGTGTTTTCTGTTAGCGTGTGGCTAAAATTTGTGCCATCATTTAAATCAATGGTTGTAGCGTTAGAAGATGAAGTTACAGAGTTGTATCTTTCAGAAAGTAAATCTTCGAATGAGAGGTTGCCGCTTGCATCAGACACAAGGATTTGGTCAGCTGCGCTAGGGCCAGCGGAAGGCAATGTCATAGTGTATGAAGATGTAATATCCGTTGGGACTGTAATCTCAGAATAATTTGAATTATCAGAATCATAAATTACTAAACCATGACGATTATAAAAATGAGTGCCAGTAGAATAAATTCTTATTGTCTCTAAATCATTAACACCATCACCAGTATTACTAATTTTCAAATAAGTATAACTGCTTCCAAACCCACTTGCATGAGCAGCAATAGAAGCTTTTACCCCTGCGCCAGGTGTCGTTGAATCAGAACCATAGAAGTCAAAAGTGCCAAGCTCTTGATCTCCGCTTGCAGCGGTGTCTGTATTTATTAATCTAAATACTGCAGTGCTTGCTGAACTAACTGAAGCGAACCCACCATTAACAAACAAATCATCAGATGTTGTCAAATCACCAGTTACATAAACGCCAGTGTTTTGCGTAGCAAGTTTAGCACTGTTGTTGTAGTATAAATTTACAGAACTATCGCTGAGGAATGTAGCCATAGTTTCATAACTAGCGCCTGTACCATGCCCAATAATAATGTCATCAGTAGAAACAATCTTTAGGTCACTTGAAGTTGTGGAGCCAGCTTCAATGTAGTTGTGTGTTCCATCGTGATAAATTTGTAAATCATCACCATCACCAAGTTTTAATCTATTGACCTCTGCGCCAGAGCTGTCACCAAACTCAATGTTGTTTCCGCTTGTTGATAAAACGCCGCCAAGCTGCGGTGTGGTATCTTCTACTACCGAGCCAATGCCAGAAACATTTACAGTATTCCACTGAGTGCCATCATAAAACTTATAGGTGTTGTCTGTTGTATTGAAAAACAAGTCACCTTCATCAAGGCTCGTTGTTGGATCAGTGCCGCCAACACGATAGCGCTCGGCAAAGCTATTTACGCCCGTTATGTTGGTCGCAACTGTGTTTACGTTAGTAATGTCAGTCGCAACTGTGTTGATATTAGAGATTCCCGCCGCAACAGTGCCAATGTCTGTAGCATCAGCCGCTACAGCATCGATATTTGTTGCATTACCAGCCACAGCGTTAATGTTTGTAGAATTGCCAGCTACAGAATTAACATTCGAAATGTCACCCGCAACAGTCCCAATCGTATTGCTGCCAGCCAAATCGGCTGCAACTGTTCCAATATCAGTTGCATCCCCAGCAACCGCAGCTATTTCTGTAGAAATTCCAGCAACAGTGGAAATATTGTTTGTTGGGCTAATTTGCCCCGCTACTGTATTGACGTTTGTTATATCTGTCGCAACCGCACCTACATTTGCATTTGCAGTAGCAACAGTATTTACATTTGCAATATCAGTAGCAACAGTGTTTACATCTGCAATGTCAGTCGCAACGGTATTTACACTTGTGATGTTAGTACCAACAGTATCAACATTTGCAATTGAATTTGAAACCGTATCAATTTCCGAAACTGCTTCGTTTAAATCATTAGCAGCGGTAATAACCGCAGCAATATCATCTGATACTGTAGAAACATCAGTAATTGCAGTAGCAACAATAGTAACAACACCAGTTACACCAATCTCACCAGCAACAGTATTTACATCTGCAATGTTTGTTGCAGTTGTGTTTACGTTCGTAATGTCAGTTGCAACCGTATTCACATTGGATATAGAGCCAGCAACAGTTCCAATTGTGTCTGACCCACTTAGATCAGTTGCCACTGTAGTTACATTTGCATTGTTGCCAGCAACAGTTGTGACATTTCCTGAAATGCCAGACACAGTTGTTACATCAGTGCGGATTGTATTGACATTAGTAATAGCATTTGTTGCTAGCGTTCCGTCTTCAATATCAGCAAGCAAAGCAATGTCAGCAGCAGTGTCAGAAACAGACTGAACATCAGCAGTAGATGGGCCAGCTTCAACCGCACCAGTTGTTAAATTAAATGCAAGGGTTTTACCTTTGCGATCATCAACAACAGGAAGCGTTAGTCCAACCCCAACATCATAATCAGTAAGTTGTAAAGCGCGTGAGGCTCTATCATCAAGGTCAGCAGCAATAGCAATGATGCGGTCAAGCTCAGTATTAAGAGCAACAATATTAAAGGAACCAGATACAGGAAAGTCAGTGGTACGCTCTAATTCAATGTCACGAGTAATAACAACAGTGGATCCACCAGTTGCACCGGTTACAGTAATTGAAACAGTACCAGTAGAGCCATCCCCACCACTAACAGTATAATCGGCTGTAATGGTTTTAAGAGTACCATCTACATAAACATTAAGATCATCGTTATCAAAAAACTCAAACGGTACAGCAAAACTAGTTTGCTGAACGCCTTCTGCTACTGAGTAAGATACACGGGCTGTGTTGTCTGCAATATTGATTGTCATAGATATACCCTCGTTTGAGAGTAAACTACTTTTACTTTACAAAATCATCAACGCACAAAAACTAACGCACAATTAGAAGGCTTCTTCCAAGGCTTTAGTCATTGCATTCATTTGATCTTTCCATAACCACACCCGCATAAATGGCAAGTTTCTAATAAAGGTTTTCATACCCTCACCAGCTTCGCCATTTATAAAACTTTCGAGCGGATCCACAGTAAGACCCACAGCGATACTAGGGCCAGCACCAAGAAGACCTGTCGCAGCATCTACATAGTCTTCGTCTTGTGGAAACTTAGGAGAGATAATCCCATCCATGTAGTTGCCATAACCAAGCGCCATTGATGTGTTGATCGAGCTGTAAAGAAGATCTGAATACAAAGAAACTAAGCCACTCTGGTCAAATGATCTAGCAAATCTATCTGACCACTCCATCTGTTCCCAAGCCCAATCAGGTGTCTTAATCTGCACCGCCAAATAACCAAGACCCATTGCAGCAATAACACCTGTCATTGGATTCTTAATCTGACCTTGAGTATATGCAGCAGTCACTTTGTTCATTGCAGCCAATGAGTAGCTATAAAACTGGAACGGCAGTCCAAGCAAACCAGACTCAACGCGAGAGTAACCTTTAACAAGACTATCTTCTTCGTAACCGAATGTCTTGGCTATACGATGAGGAACATAAACAACACCATCTGTAATGATCGGACGATCCGCAGGTGTACCCATCATAACTGTATTAAGGATCCCACTCTGCATCGCAGTACGGAATGCCTCAGTATCATCTGCGCTAATTCGAGGCTGATCTTTTAGTTCTTTAATAGCAAGATCATTAATTGCATTTTCATAAGAGGCTTTCCAATTTTTCTTACGCCGATCAATCTTTAGATCTTTTGGTCGATACTTGGTGTGGATGATCTCATGCATCTTAATAAACGTCACAAGATCATTAGGCGATTTAATAAAACCATCTGGCAGCGGACGAACACCTTCCGTACGAGGATTTTCCCAACCGCGCTCAAACCACATTACATCACGAATGTAATCTTCATCGAGGTAGATAGCTTTTTGTTTAACATTTTTTAACAAAGCTGCTTCATCTGGGCTTAGCTCAAAATTAAATGTAAATCCTTTTTTTGCAGTTTGCAGTGGATTAAGAGGGTCTGGCATTACTCGTGGATCATTTTCTGGAATGTCCATAAAAAACAATTCGTTTTTTTTGCTACCATAGTTTTCAGCATAGTCTCGATTTGTACTAACCCATCTGCCAAATTTTCCAACTTCTTCTAAAGAATCTTTTGCACCACCATGATAAACTCTAATAAAACCTTCTTTTAATGGGGGCTCTCCTTCACGATAGAACGCTGGTTTATATCTATTTCCATCAAATGAATTAGTTGGTCCAGTGATAATCTTAGCTGTGGTATCTGGGAATTGTATTGTGTCAGTCCATGCAGATGTATTTGGTATGTATAGACCAGACTTTGTTTGCTGCACTGGCGCTCTTGCATATACCTCTGCACGTTCTCTGGTAATGCCATATCGCGCAAGATACGTTGCATCTTTCTGACTAATAGATCCATCGACCCACTGCTTAGAAAGTTTAATAAGCATGTGACCGCGCAACAACCCATCAAACTCTTTAGCAATCTGAGTCATAGGGCCAAGAAGGTTAGCTACGTTATATACGTTACGCGCAGTGTCCCATGCAGAATTTTGTAGAGGATTGTTTGTCATGTTGTCTGTTTGACGAATATGAGCAGACCCTTTCATAATATCAATTGCTTCGCCTAGAGCGCGTGTTTCTTCTAGGCTTAACTTCATCTTATCGCGCTCAAGAATAGAAGTAAGACCCTTGAGAATATCCCCCATCTCATGTTCCATGATAATGCGAGAGAAGTCAGAGATAGCAGAGAACCCAGCAGATCCAAGATAATTCATATACGCTAGATCCTTAACCATCTGCGCAGCCTTGAAGTCAATGCGATCAAAGTTATGAACAGGACTACCAACAATGCGATCATACATGTGAACAAAGTCACGGCGGTATGCATTAATCTCTTTCTGAGAATTACCAGCCATAATCATTTCGTCTTCAAGATCATCAAGAACTTCTGCAATGGACTTGTTCCCAAACATCTTGTTAAACTGATAAACACCCGCAGTTCTGTGAGTGTAAGCTTTCATAATCGCAATAGGATCCTGAACAATAAAGTCATAGACCAAACGGTTAGGAATATCTAATTCACGATGGCGCAGGTGCTTAGACTTACCAAATCCATACGCAATGTTTTCTGGGTGCAAAGTATCTTTAAGGCCAAGAATACCATCAACAGTTTCTTTTGCTCGAGCAGCGGTAGCTTCATCACTCGGGTCTAGCTCAACTCGAGTAAACTTACCGCCCTCTCTTTTGTACACAACAGGATTATTCTTATACCAATCAGCAATAATCTTTTCTAACTCAGCGCGGTTCTTGCGGATCTTGTTTGTATCCCAATAACGAGGCATGAACACATCCTCATTGGCTGGGTTTATGGACACATCAGCCAAGCTCTCTACCGACATCTTGTTTTCTTCGATAGCTTGCTCAAATCTTAGAATCTTTTGTTCTTTTCGCTCTCGGATCTCCATAGGATTCCGACCAGTTTTCCTTTCCCACTTAACTAGCTTGCCTTCCTTCATAAGTGTTTCCCACTTCTCAAGGTCTTTCTTAGCTGCATCTAGTTTGTATTCTTGCTCTCGGACTTTCTTTTCTAAGTTACGACGAGAACCAATAAGGCCAATGTCCTCAAGCCGATCTTCCCAGCGCTTGTAAAACTTGTTCATAATATCAATAGCCTGACCTTCCATCTCATTGTCAGGCGCTAAACCATTAATACGCTTACGGCTCACTTCTCTTAACCAAGTGCCGTATGTTCTATCTTTGCCAGTTTTAATCTTAGATCCGCGTTCAAAAATGTCCGCAACATTGATACCCATTGGCCTTGCTGCGCCTTCCTCAAAGCCTAAAGTCTTAGACCAAAGATCAGTAAACGCGCGATCAGCCTGAACCCACTCACCTTCCATGATGACTGACTTCTGATACACAGATGGATCAGAAGACATAGCAAACTTATTCATAGCTAAAGCAAAGCCACTGTCATGACCTAGTTTTAACATTGCAGCTTTT